GCCCTTTAGGAGCTTCTCTCCGGTTAAGAAGGCAGTTATCCTTTCGGTCACCATATTAAGGTAACCAGCCCTTAGAGACTGAACTGTATGTCGTCCCCAAAGTAACCGCGCCGACAGGTTAAGTCGGGTGAGTTTACCGAAACCACCTACTGACCTTGGCAAGGGCAATAAGGCTTCGACATTAGGATAAACTGAAGGTTCCGACAGAGGAATGGATTTTACCTTTTGGTCTGTCTCATCTATTACGACGAGTCCTCTCTCAAGATATTGAGATACTACCTCAAGAGAAGCTTGAGTCACGTGTCTCCACTTAATTGGAGTAATATCATGACCACGCCAAAAGGCCTTGCCAGCGAATTCACCGAATGCCAAAGAAGAATAACTTTTCTTTTTGGAGATCGGGACCCCAAGCATATCTAATGTTTGGAGATAATCCTTATACAACCGTTCATTGGTGAGAATGATATCATCACCTAAGACACGGAAGGACTGACAAGGATCCAAATTCTGTTTCCGAGCTAATGCTGTTAGGAGTAAATTGTGTGTAAGGGCAAATAAAACAAACGATGGGTAGAGTCCCATCGGTTGCCCCTTACCATATCCAAGTAACGTGTTGTCCTTCTGGGCAATCGGGGAATAAAACCCCGAGAACTCCATAATGTCTAACACATATTTGGGTATACCACAAATCTCTCCAACAGCTCTTTGAAGGAAGAAAGGAAAATTATCTGTTGCGGAAGATAAGTCAACCGAATAAATCGGGGTCTTACCTTCTTTAGACAGGTTTTCCAAAAAGAGTCTTCCACTATCTTGATTGAAGGTACAATCTGTACTTAAACCAATTAGTCGCCTTTGTAGAGGCACCATGGCAGGTTTCAAAATTCCCTGAATCCATGGATTTCCAACAAAGACTATCCTGGTCTTCAATCCAGACTCTCCAAGGATGGCCAAGTTACCACCCCAGAAGAGAGAAGGCACTTTTCTTCCATCAGTCATAAGTGTTTCCCCGTATGTTTTCATGAACCCCTGGAAATAAGATTGGTTGTTAACCCATTCTTTTAGTCCAGGAACATTAGACCATACCCATTCAGGGATAGTGGACATTGAGGAGATAATTGCAGGTAAACAACCGGAATTAACACGGGGTTTAAGTGCATATCTCGCTCCACCAATATCCGGACCTTTAAAGTCTAACTGATATGGTTTGGAACACTTAGGAAAAGGAAGGTATTTATAGATATCAGCGATAAGGTTCGCCTTACTTGCATTATCTATAACCTTTTCCGGCTTGGAAGTGATGACCTTGATCTTTTCTTCAAGATCATCTGCTGGACCTTTAAATACCTGATAACTATTGAGAAGATCTAAGATTGACCTTACTCCTTTATGATTCCCTATCTCTATGGAATCAATCAAGAGAGAAAAGGTACAAAGAGCAGGAATAGCCCGACCCTTATATGAAGTTTTCTTACCTTCATATTCGGTAAGGTTAGCCTCTCCATTAGACAAGAAGGAAAAGGCGATTGCCTTCAGATCCTTAAGTCTGGTGGTTACCCACTTCTTTCCAGAATGTGAGGCCCAGCTAGAAATCTTCTCAATATCCGATTCAAGAAAGGCCCTTGAACATCCAGTAAACTGGTGTACAAGGTCCTTAGCGAGAGCTAGAACTTGTTGAAAGTCCTTCATCTCATCCATTTCATCCTCCTTTATGGAGACGAATAATGGTTAATGGAGGTCCATTTTCCAAGAGCTTTATCTCTCATCGTGAGTTGGTGCTTAGGGTCGCACCGGCTCCTGGCCTTTCCC